CAATATCAACCACATCCGTCCTGACTATTTGGGATGCAATCGTATAAAGGCAATCATTTTCTGTTTAATTGAGATTACTTTCAATGATTCTTACTTAGGGGAGTGTACCTTCTCCCGTGTTGATTTATCTACCTAATTCACACCAACTCCGATGCGACTCTTAAACGAGCACATTTACACATTCTGGACTAACCCTTAATCGGGCTTCTTTACAGTCATAACAGAAGAGTTTGGATAGAATATCTTCATCAGGCACATAAGACCCGAAGAAGCTTTCATCAACAAAAATTGGCCCTTTAGGGACCAAAGCGCATTCGACCCAGTAGGGGTCTTGAGGCAAAGCCTGCAATGCACTATAATCATCTATTTTTCTAATAACACAAGGTATCACTAAACGTTTGTTCTCTACTTGCATGTCCTCGTCGGACATGGGAGGGTAAAAACCTTTGCCGGAGTTAAGAACTTTATGAGCTCTCATCCAAACTTTAGTGTTCTGAAGATATGCCTCGCGAGCTTTCGTTATCTGTTTAATCTCCTCTAGAGAGTGAGTTAAAAGCAGATCGATGGTCGCATACTTATAAAATTGGGAATATTCTTCATCAAGGTCGTACTCGCACTCGCGACAATTAACTTTTCTATAGTTAACGGGCTTTAGGCCACACTTCCTTTCTTTTTTCATAACTTCCTTGTGCATCACCCACTCAGCCATTTCCTGCGGCTTGACTATCTTGAATTTAGGATCATGATAGTTCATCTTAATGATGGTACAGATCTTCCTATCGATTTCGGATATCTCAGTATCGTGATCTTTAGGTAGACCGAAACCACCAAGCCACTCAGGTATAAACCAAGGTAGATTAGGGTAGCGATTCAATTCTTTTCGATTGTTTCTCACAAAATATTTTTTTGCTTTCCGCCAGAGAAGAGTAGGACAAGAACTTTTTAAGTCCCTACACAAAGCGCCCAATTTTGAAAGGGTTACGCATTTGTCTCCATTTTTTGATCTTCCTAGCACCAGACCCATATTAACATATTTACGGGTATACCAAATTCCTGATCTTTTATCTTTTTCATAGATCACAGAATTGATTGTGCAAAAATTTTTGGAAAAATACGTTTTTCCTACACTTGATTCAAGTCCAGCAAACTTACATTTAAATTCCCATATGGGGCGTAAGCTTGGATCACCGGTTAACAAACAATCATCACCATTAATAAGTAAAGGGGCAAGAGCCCCTGGTGTTTGTACATTGTTAGTAACTCGATAAACTTTCTTTGAACTTAATTCAAGACACAGTCTACAAAGAGCCGCGTTCGCAATGCAGAGAAAAGGGAATGAAATAATACTTCCCATTAGTTGCCCTTCTGTTTGTGGCAAAAACTCTGCTTTATTGTAAACAAAATCACCCTTAGACGCCTTACAAAATACATGGCGTGGGTCCATCTTTTCGGCCTCAAGTTTGTCAATCCGTTCACCAGACTGAACAAAAAAATGTTTCGTCAATGCTTTAAGAAACAAGCTTTTGATAGATACAAAGAAGTCTTTTGGTAGAACTTCAAGATCTTCAGCAGGTATAATCCATGGTAAAATTTCCATGAGCTCATCTAAAATGGTCTCTGAGACCCATGAGTGTAACCTATTTGTGCTGGAAACATAATCCCCGGATAAAGCAATAAAATTGCTAGGTATGTTAAAAAGAACCCGATTTACATCATCTTCTGTTACGGGTCGACCTATAAGGGCGAAACATTCGTTCTTCTTCAAAACAGACCACATCCATTTCTGAAAGGGCTTAAGTAATGTGTAGAGTAAAGGAGGACCCTTAGAAATTACACGAACCTTCAAGGGTTCGGCGAGTCCAACCGGTAAGACTAATGGTTCTTCTAATAGAGAAGAATCCCATAATTTTAAATAAAAGTCTTTCCAAGTATCCTTTAAGTTTGTAGGGTCCACAACAAGGACAATCCCTTCCTCAGTTGGTTCGAAACCAAGTTGGGATTCCATTTCGTATTTCATCTGTTCACTCTTTCCTAGAGTACCATAAAATGAAGACACCCTGCCATACAATGATCCGGTATGGGATCCAAACGAAATGCCAGAACTTCTTTCTCCAAAGAAACCCCGACCATAAAGTTCAGAAAGTGCTCCACCATCGTCTCGACTCCAATTATAGTTTGCGGAGGTAGATGGAAAGAAGGGCTCATAAATCTCTTCAGCAGTAAATGTCTGCCTACCGAACAATTCACGTGTTGTTCTACGAAGAGCCTCTTGGATTTCTTCCTTATTATTTTTAAAAGGACAGAAATCAATATCCTCAATAGGATCCGCCGGAACTGGAGTTGTTAACTCCTTAACAGTATCTTTAATAGACTCCTGAATCATGCTCATTGGCACACTCGGCATACCTTTTTTGAGGTAAAGAACAGAATCAACGAATTGCATAAATCTATCATTATCCTTCTCCTTCATACATTTTAAGTATCGGTTATATTGACCGCCCAACAATACATTTGGTTGGAAAAAGGGGACATTCACAACAACGGTCTTTTCGGACCACTTTGGAATAGGTGTTAATTCTTCACCTCGATAGACAGCAAAAAAGCAAGTGAGTTTATACTTAATAAGTTTAACCCAAGAGCCTTCCCCGTTGATGGACACGTAATTCAATAATAATCGAATCGTGTTTAAATAAGAGAAATTACTCATCAATATAGTTAATCGTTTCTTTTTCCCTTTTTCGGTTGGGAAACGATGATGATGTAAATAACTCTGAGATCGTGGGCCTATATAGCCAAAAATGATGTATAAATCTGTAATTGCATCAACGATCTCTATTATTCTTGAAACCTCTTCTTCATTCAAACCGTATTGGGCTGCTAAGGCAGTTACCGTGGGTAGAAAGTGATGAATATAATTCTGTTCAAACCAGAGTTTACGTTCATCTCCTTTCAGAAGATAGGGGTTTTGTGGTGGGTCTTTTCGGACCTCCGTAACTAGTCGCTTTTGTCCTTTCGGACGAGAGAGTAGTGTTTGCTTTTCAATCGAATACATTGATG